TCAGTGGATGGTACTGGAGCAGTACCACCTGTTGTGTATCCTGATACAGTAGATGACTGCCCTGCTAAAGAATATCTACCTTGTGTCAAATTGCCAACATCAGTAGCATTTACATCAACAGAGAATGGAAATTTATCAACTGTATCGACAACACCCGGTGTTGGTGGGGGGGTTCTATACCCCCCTGAGTTGTATCCAAATGTAGATGACGATTGACCAGATTGTGCGTTTCTTGCCTGTGTTAGATCACCGACATCTGATGCGTTTGTGTCTACTGAAAATGGAAATTTGTCAATAATATTTCGTCTTCCAGTTGATCCTGGGGAAGTGTAACCCCCAGAAGTATATCCAAAAGTATCTGAATTTTGTCCTGTGGGTGCTTGTCTTACTGCTGTCAAGTCACCAACATCTGTGGCATCACTGTCAGTCGCAAATGGGAACTTGTCAATAATATTTGTTTGACCTGATCCTGGTGTACCACCAGTAGAGTAACCACTTACTGATGAAGATTGTCCTGCCGCTTCTCTTCTCGCCTGTGTGACATCACCAACATCTGTTGCGTTGGCATCAACCGCAAAGGGGAACTTATCAATCGTATTGACTTGAGGTGGTGCATCACCGCCTGATGTGTAACCGTGTGTAGAAGATGATTGCCCTGCTGGATTTTGCCTTGCGGCAGTCAAATCACCAACATCAGTCGCATTATTATCTACACTGAATGAATGCTTATCAATTGTGTTGACACGAGTTGAAGGTGAAGTAAGTCCACCACTCGTATACCCACTCACACTACCCTGTGCTTGATGACCACTAACAATCCCCGCAGTGTTTGCCTGACCAGTAAACTCAATACCCGTGTCAGTTTCTCTGAACTTAAAGTTGCCGACCTGAATTGTTGTGGGGGTGATATTGATTGCCATTAGTTTTGTGCTCCCACTGAACTTGCAGTCGCCGCAAGCAAATCACCAACATCCTTCGCATTGACATCAGAGGAAAAAGGAATCTTATCAATTACAGTAGATTGAGAAGAGGGATCATTACCACCACTAGTATACTGGTTTGTAAGAGAAGACTGTGCAGATGCAAAATTTCTGGCGACAGTAAGGTTAGCAATATCTGTAGCATTAGTATCAGTTGCAAATGGTAATTTGTGAATTCTATCTACTTTAGTTCCTGCACCTGGATGACTGTAAGAACCACCCATTACATATGCATTGACTGATGATTGCCCACCTACGCATTGTCGTAAAGTTCGTGATAAATCACCAACATCGGTTGCATTAGCATCTACCGCAAATGGGTATTTGTCAATCGTATTACGCTCTGGATTCCAACCACCTGATGTATATCCATGAGTTCTAGAAGATGATCCAGCAGATAATACTCGTTCTTGGGTCAAATCTGCCACATTAGACGCATTTGTATCAGTAGCAAATGGGAACTTTTGAATATTGCCGGATGGTGAAGTGGGGTCGGGTGTACCTTGTGCATAACCATGAGTATCTGAACTACTTCCAGTGTGATCTTTGGAGGCAGCAATGAGATTACCAACATCAGATGCGTCAGCATCAAGAGCATATGGAAACTTTTCGATAGTATCTACTGTTGATGGCGATGCCCCACCAGAAAAATATCCATGTGTTTTAGATGAAGCACCTGATGCTTGTTGTCTTGCTTGTGTTAGGTTAGCAACATCAGTAGTATTATTGTCTACAGCAAAAGGAAACTTCTGAATTGTATTAGTGATACTTGGGGCGTATCCACCAGACGCATATCCAGAAATCTGACCTTGTACTCCTGGAGTTTTGCTATCAACAAACCTACGCTTGGCACGAATCTTACCATCAAAACTAAATCCCTCAGTATTTGAGGTGAGGGTAAAGTTCCCAAAGTGAATTGAGGTATTACTGATTCTGATGGACATGACTTTCCTTTAGATTAGGTCATCAACCAATTCTTTCAGCACACTATAAGCATCACGATCCATTCTGTTGAGTTTCTCCAACAAGTCAGTCAACTCGTTGACTTCCATCTCAACGAGTTTCTGTGCTAACATTCTTTCCATTATGTATTACCGTTCTTATGAGTTCTTTGTGACGAATGCGTCATACCAAGTTTCAGCAGTGGTTGTTACTTCTGTGTTTGACAACTCAACTGGTGTTTCATCTGGTTCGACACTTGTCATGTAAGCATGACCTTCAGTGTTGTGAATTGTCAACAGACGAGTAACAAACTCTGCTTTTGTCAGAGTTGTGACCGTATCAGGAACATAGTAGTCCCTAGCATCGTCAATCCAACCGATGTATGATTTGTCAATAGGTGACTGCCAATGCCCCCGATCACCAATGAACTCAGGTACTGCTCTACGAGTACCGCCTTCGATACGGTGCATCATGTACTCTGCGACTGCCATTATTCTTCCTCTCCGTTGTTCGTTAGGATGTTTTCAATACAGTATGTGTATTTATAACTATTCTTCTTCGTCATCATCACGCATTGTGTGTGGAAGTGCGAGTTTGTCTGTGTAAGACCAATCTTCGGATGGTTCTGGGTCATATCCCATCAGTTCCATACGCACATGGTCTACCTTGTGAACTTCGGCAAGTTCTTCAGTCAATTGGTCAACAAACGCAATCAGTTCACGGTTGTCCCAATGCTCTTGCTCTGCTTCGGACGCAACATACTTCTGAATGAGTTTCTGAAGTTTCATCGGATTGACACCGATTTGCTCCACATACTCCTGCTCACCCTTTGAGATGCATCCGTACTGACGCACATCACGAATGGACTGAACGATAGAACGTTTCAGGTGTGACTTGGTTTCTTCCTTTTCAACATCGTGTTCGTTGAAAGAGTTGACCTTACCCTTGAGTTGTTCGTAGATTTCATTGAGTGCCATAACATCTTTCATCGCACCTTCAATGTACTTGGTTCCCTCAACCATACCTTCTTTGAGTTCGGCAAGTTTGATTTTGAGGTCAACTTCACGCCAATAGTCAATGTCTGTGCTATTGACAAGTTCGTCTTCAATCTTACGAATCTTTGCTTCGTTCTTGACCTGTCGCCATTTTGCTTCGTTGAGTGCCGACTTCTTGCGAGCAATCTCTGCCGAAATCTGACGCATATTCTTCATCGGTGAATGGTACGAGAAGTTGATGTGCTTCCATGCCCACTGTGAGTGTGAGTGGTTCCAAATGCTTTCTAACTCACCCACATTTTCCAATGCTTGGTCTACGAGTTGTGTGTTCTCGTTGAGTGTGCGACCCCCAAACGATGGGAGATTGCCTGTCGTGCCCCGACCAAACACCATCGCATTTGGCACTTTCATCTTTGCGGGATCAGACACCATCAGATTGGTGTTGGTACGAATCTCCTCAAAGATAGCAAGTGGTTTATCTTGCTCTTCACTTTTCAACTGAAGTTCAGTCACTTTTTCGTTTGTCTTACTCGACATTATTTGAATCTCCTAGACCCATGTATCCAAATCACAAGAGCGAACCGTTCACCCTTGCTAATATCAGTCACTGTATGTGGCATATAGGACGGGAACAAACTCACCGAACCTCGTTCTAATATACCTGTTACTTCATTACAGTGGTCATTCACAATCAACTCACATCCTTCATAATCTGTGGGGTTAGAGAGTTGTGCCGTAAATGAAATCTTCCGTGTCGCAGGTTCACCCCGACCCGCATCAATGTGCCAATCGTAGTGCCCTTTGATTTCTTCATCACAAGTGTAATGAATCAACTGAAGAGAGTGCGTGATGCCAGTAATGTCATACTGAAAGTGTACCTTGTTGGCAACACCGACAATCTTCGCAACCTTTTCGTAGACCCACTTCCACTCATCATTATTCTCTATATTATATATGTCTGCTTTACGAATGTCTCTGGCAATACGAGAGTTGTCAGACGAACCACCGACAGACGCAGTGGATGGATAAGAGTCCCGTGCCACCTGAATGAGACGGTCACACTCTTGGGGTGTAAACATCAACTGTGGTAGATTCTCCGAAAAGATTGGGAAATATCCTGGGAAGAAGTCGTCTTCGCTTGGAATCAAAGTTGCATTCGTAATCGGATTCTTGACCGAAACATCCAACGGTTGTTGGGGTTGTGGTTGTGTCAGCATCTGCTTGGGTTGCTCTACTTCGGCATTGTTGCCTCGCAGATTGCCTTCGGTCTTATCCATACCGATGCCCTTACGACCGTCAAATGCGTGGTCTGCGAACGGTCCATCGGCATCCACATAGTGTAGGAATACCTGACAGTGCCAGTTGCCCTTGAATGGTTTTCTCCAGTGTAGGACTTCACATCCTTTGTAGGCAACCATTTCACCGACTTCCATTTGAACCATCGTTTCTTTTTGTTCGTCCATATAGATTGGCCAGGAGTGCTTGGCATCCCAACCTAATGTCAGTGTGGTTGAAATCTCGCACGATGGGCGGTCTTTGTGCTTCTTCAGCACATCACCCGGACGATAAATCCGTGCGTATGTATAGGTAGGAAGCAGTCGTTTACCGATTTGCTTACCAAGTGGTTCGGCAAACTTCATCATCAAACTATCAAATACCTCATCACA